GCCGTTGACGCATCGAGCGCCAGAAAATAGCCATCGAGAAAGGCGCCCATCGTCGCGCCCGAGGGGAGCACGACGGTCAGCACGTTGGTCGCGAGCGTGAGGATGTAGCCGACATCGCCACTCGTAATGAATAGTTCCCCGCCGTTCGGCCCGTTCCAGCAGAGCGTCGCCGGATTCGCATCACTCGCGACGGTGCCGCGTGCGACAGCCGTCCACAGTCCCGTCACCGGATTGAAAAACGCCTCATACACCCTGAAGCCCGCGACAAAAAACCCGCGGCCATTGACGGCGCCGATCTCCCCGCGGATCGGCCCTTCCGGCACGACGAGGAGTTCCGCAAAGCCCGGCGTGGGCAACAGGCAATACGGCGACGGCGCGTTGGGCGTCTCGTTCTTTTCGATGTAGAGATTGATCAGCTCTTCGCAATCAGCCATATACGAGGCCGACTGATACGCCGGGCCGACCAGTCCGGGATACTGCATCAGGCGGACCTGAGCGACGCGCTGACCGTGCCCCCGCCGGTAATCGCATCACTCAGGCGCACGCGCAGCCACGCATACGCGCCCACGGGCAGCCGGACGGCGATCGTCGCCCCGCCTGTGAACGTACTGGCCGCGACCGCAGTGCCGACAATGCTCCACGTCCCGCCGTAGGGCACCTCGCTCAGCCCATCCCAATCCGCCTCTTCGATCGTGATGTTCCCGCCGGAGGTCGTGCCGACGCTCTTGAGATAGACCGTGTGGTAGCGATACGCACTGACATCCACGGGGAGGGACTGGGTTTCATCCACCGTCACCGCCGAGAGGAGCACGACGCGTCGTTGTCCTGCATTCATGGATTACCCATTTCCGACCTGAATCATGTACGTGGGCCGACCGCGACCGAGTGTGCCGTCGAGCACGGTATCGGTTAGCGTGAAATTCTGCCGCTTCACGAGCCGGAGCGCGTCGCGCGCGAGGTCGTCATCGAGCGGGCCCCACTCGCGCGATTTCCCATAGACTCGACAGAGTCGCTTCTCCAGATTGAACTGCAGGAGCTCCGCGTATCCCGGCGGGAAATCGTAGGACGTGGTCAGGTTCGCAAAGCCCTGGACGACATCGCCGCGATAGAGCACGAGGTCATAGATCGTGCTGTTCGGCGTCGGCCACAGATACACCGATCCGAGCCCCGCCGCATACGTGGGCTGGTAGTAGACATCGGTCCACAACGCCGCCTGCATGTCCTTGAGTCGGATATTGGCGTACGCGTCATCGGTCAACAGCCCGCGTGGGATTTCGAGCCGTCCCGTCGTCGCGCCGGTGGTGGGCATCAAGAGTCCCGCGCCGGTGAGGCTCTGTGGACGAATCGTGATGAAATCTGCGCCCACCGGGCCGATGGTGTAGGTCGATCGCCCCGCCACCACCGGAAACACTTCGCGCTCGATGAACGGAAACGACAAGTTCTGCGTCGCGAGTGAACTGATGAACTTGTTCAAGGCGCGCAGGCCCAGTGCCCCGTCACTGGCCGAGAGCGTGTCTCCTGGCTCGAGCACGCCCAGGTCAATGAGCGCGTCGGTGACGACAGCGGCGGCGTTGAAATTGACCGGAGTGGACGGCATTGACGGGGGCCTTCTCCTTGCGTGCGCATGTCATCGTCCAGGGCACGCGGGTCACGATCGGCCAGTCCTCGCGTGTCGCGGATTAGCCCACCGTGCCGAGTTGCTGATCCAGCGTGGCCCAGCCGCCGTTCGGGGCCGCGATCAACGTGATCGAACTCCCGATAAACGCCGCGCTGGTCCATTTCGTCTTCGCGCCGGTGGTGCCATCGAAGATCCCGCCGGACTGTGCCGTCACGACATGCGCGACCGCCGTCCCCGCGATAAACGAGACAACCGTGCCGAGCGGCACCGTAGAGGCGGCCACCAGGGTGACCGCCGCGGCCGTCGCCTTGGTGATCCAATACGCCCCCGCCCCACTGACATCCGGGTCCACCAGCGCGTCCTGGATCGTCGTGATCGGCGTCGGGGGTGCGGGCTGTCTGAGCCGCGGTTGATAGGCGCCGCCTTCAGTGGGCATGGCTACTCTTCTTTCCGCGGGCGCCCAGGCCCCCGCTTGATCGGGGTTTCGGGAATCTCGGCGAGATGCTGGATCGTGCGCGAGTCCGCCGCCTCCGCTTCCGCCCGGGCCTTCGCGCTCATCGCGCGATCGTTGAAGTTCCGATTGGCGGCGAGCTCCGCAATCTCGAATTCGACCGCCTCGAGCGCGGCGAGCGCGGCGCCCTGTCCGCCGTAGACAAACCCGATCCGCTCGAGCGATTCCCGCTCGCGCTCGTCGCCCGCGTCCTGCCCCTCAAACAGCGGCGCACCACCACTGGACGGCCGCGACGCCTTGTACATCCGCGCCGGATAGTCGCGGTGGACATGCGGCCGGCCAGGCGGGCCGTATTGTGTGTAATTGGCTTCGAAGCGACAGATTTCTTTCGCGTAGGCCGTGTTCGTCCCGACTTGAAGGTCTGTGCCGAGTAGCATGGTCGAGCTCCTGATGAGAAACGGGGGCGGGCGGTCCTCAACGATCCGCCCGCCCCGTGAGATTTACGCGACCGCGACGAGCAGCGCCGTCAGCGTGCCGGACATCAGGCTGGGCAACTGCACCCAGACCGCGTTGCACGCCATGAACTGCAGCGACTGCTGCGACCCGACGATGAACGTCGCCACGGTGTAGCCCGCGCCGGCCGCGCCGACCCCGCCGGCGATCGTCACCGTATGCGCGGCTTTCCCGTTGCCGATGATCGTCAGGATGCTGCCATCCAGATCGACCGTCGGAATCGCCAAGGTCATCGCCAGCGCGACGGCGCCGTTGAGCACCGCGACGGCATCACTGCCTTCCACGGGCAGCGTGATGGCACCCAGCGCCCCGTAGCTGGTCAGGGTGCGCGCCCGGCCCGCAATCGGATAATTGACGACCGTCTGCGGGGCCGGGGACTGCCAGTCCGATCCGGTACCGACGACCACGCCCGCCGTGATCGCGTGGGCCTGCACCAGCGTGCCGGCCTGCCCGCGAATCACGGGGATGCTCACGCCGCTCACGTAGTTGGAGGCGACGCGCATGTCTTCCTGGTCAATGCGCAGGAAATAGCCCTGCGTGATGCCGGTGGCCGACGCCACCGTGATGGAGGTGTCACCTGCGAGGCAGGCCGCCGCGAGAGTGGTGCGTACAAGGGCCATGATTTAGCTCCACGCCCGGAGGGCAAAAGACGGAATGATCGGGGCCATACCGACCAACATTTCGATCCGATTTGGCAACTGATCGGTGAGCGCCTGGTACTGCCGCACGCGCCGCAGCGAAATGCGCGCGTCCGGATCCGTGATGGTCGTCGCTTCCGCCCCGGGCAGATCGTCGGGGAGGTCCACCATCGCAAAGGCGAAGGCATCGCCCTGGAACACGAGCGACTGTTTCGAGCGCTGCGCGGCCATCGTCGCGGCGACGGTGCCCGTGGAGCCCAGCCAGGACACCGCCGCGTTCGCCCCCGGTGAGTTCGTGACCGTCTGGAGTTGCCCGCTCGTGATGATGGGCGGCGAGATGCTGAACGTCCCAGTCGTGGTGCCGGCCAGCGGCGCCGTCAGGGTGAACTGCTGCAGGATGGCCTGGTCGACGTAGCTGACCGGGTTGACCATGTACACGCCGTCGATCGTGAACACGTCCCCTTTGACCATCGCATACGTGCCCATGCCGGCCAGGAGAATCGTGGAGCCGGTCTGGCCTCCCCCGGAGACGATCGGCGTCGCCGTGGTGAACGTGCCGGTCGTGAAGGTGGGCATGTTCGGGTCGTAGTACCAGTCATCGATGCCGAGCGCCATTTCCGCGAACTTCGATTCGCGGAACGCCTTGTCGACCACCGGCCGCGGTCCGAAGAGCGCGAGATTCGCGTTGGTAATCGCGCTCTGTGTCCGCGGATCGGTCACCGCGCACAGATCCTCGGGCACGCCCGCTGAGCGCAACAGCGCGACGCCGTCCGTCCACGTCAAATCGGACGCCAGCGGCACACCGGGGGCGCCGATGGAGAAATAGACGCTGCGGTACACTTCCTCCCCGCACTGCGCGTCGGCTTTGTTCGCCAAGGCCTGCCCGGCGGGTTTCGTGTAGCGCTTCTGGACCTCTTCGATGCGCAACGCGGCATCCGCCGAGCTCCACTCGAAGGCGACCTGATACTGATGGTTGATGGAGAGCGGAACGGTCTGATTGAAGATCGACTGAATCGCGAGCGCCTGGCCTTCCGTGACCTGGAAACGCTGCGGGATGCGCACCTGAATGGTGTCACCCAGCTTGGTGGCGCTCTTCGACCATTCCTTGTTCCACTGGCGATCGAACCGGCCGACCAGCTTGATGCTGTTCTTCCAGAACATGGCGACGTCTTTCGTCACCCATGTCGGCGTGACAATTGTGTTCG